CGTCATTGATGGCGGAGACTACTAAGCTTACGTATAAATACTTTTATACACCTTGTATATACAAGGAAGCTACATTTTATTAACAGCTCTATATAGAGATTGAACATAGGAGAAGCCAAAATTGGCCGTAAAAACTGAAATTCGTCTAAGACGTTCGAATACAGCGAACGCAATTCCTACAGCTGGTAATCTCGGTGATGGCGAAATGGCCATGAACACTGCAGACGGCGCTCTATATTTTAAAAAATCTGATGATACAATTATTACCGCACACGACGATACTATCATGCATATTGATAGTACAAACGATGCTGTCGATATTGCGGGTGCTTTAAACATTACTGGTGATACTGTTATTAATAGCGGTACCGCGGGCGAATTTACCTTTCCGACAACTGGTGCAGGTACTAGAAGAGTGTTGGCTTACCCTGGCGGTGGTAATAGACTGTTTTGGGCAGACCTTGACATTGATGATATTGGCGGCGTAGATAGAACACTAGCAAGAGTAAAAGGCTGGGTCCCTGGATTCAATAATAACGTAGAAGATTCGGTTATTTGGTCTACTTCTGAGGATGCGGTATTTTTTGCTCCAAATGCTGGAGGAGTAATATCAGGTTTATCATTTAAAGCATTTAAAGTTAAGGCCGGGGAAAAAATTCATATTACCGTTCCAGTTAAAGCTACTAGTACGGGTAACGTTTGGATACACGGCTATCAGTATGATACAACTACTACTTTACCGAGCAATAAAACGCATGTAAGTGATAGTGCTAGCTATTCTTTAGTTCAAGAAGAGTCCCGGACATATACGATAGCTGCAAATACTACTATCGGCACAAGTTGGGCTCACAGAACTGGATCCTTTACCGCAGAGGCTGACGGTTGGGTAAGCATCGGAATTTATGTAGCAGCTAGCTGGGCCTCGGTTAATCGAAAACTATATATTAAAGATCCTGATATTAAACGCGACTCTTTAACTGTGGGTGATGTGATTGGATTACAGTACTTACTAGGATAAATTATATTATGACAACTGAAATTATAAATGTAAATCCGTCTAATTACTATACTAAAACAACAGAGTTTAAAAGTGCTTTGTACTTCCCTGGGATATTCCCTAGTAATATATTTACCGCGTCGACTAGTGAAAAATTATATAAAATTGTAAATTTAACGGTATCTAATAAAGAGGAAGGTACGAGTATACAAGGACAAAGTACAATATATAGTCTTTATTATGCTGGTAATCGTATTGCAACTGCTACAGTTGAGCCACAAAGTGAAGTAGTAATCGCCAAGGAAGATCAACCGATTTACGTATCTAATGCCCAATCACTCTCGCATAATTTTAGCTCGGTCTCAAGCAGTAATTATTGTGTGTATATATCATGGCAGGAGTACAGCGATGTCTAATCCTAATCTTGCTGAAGGCATTAGTGATATCAGAATAAGAATTGGCTACGGTGCTGTAACACCTTCCCAGATCGGGACGGTCAGAATGCTATCAACCACCTCAGCCGATGAAGATTATGTAACTAAGGTTGTAAATTTAACATTTACTTTAGATGCAAGTGCTACTGAAAGTAGAATCATATATCTTACACGTGATAATTATCCGGGTTTTACCGAGGCCGGAAAAATATGCGAGGTAGAAGTATTTCCAGGAAATAGTGTATGTGTATTCGATAAAGAAAGACCGTTTTATCTTTATGAAGATGAAGTATTATCTGTTGAATACGTCGGCCTGGCCGGGTCTGTAGCTCCAACTTACTATATCGCAACTGAGGAATATAGCTAATGTCACATATTAATCCCGCTACTATTACTCCATTCACGCGTCTAACTACTATGGCATATCTTTCGACTAATCAAATAGCCTATGAACGATCTAGTAGTAATGTAACCGGAAAATTGGAAACTCTATCAATATGCAATACTAGCGCGAATAACGATTATATTGTAAGAATCTATCTTAATACCGACAGTAATTCATATGCACAAATGATTCAAGCAACAGTACCAAGAGGTGCGACATATTTTGCAGTAAGCGCAGACGCTCCGTTATACGTAGGATCCGTAGAAAGAGTTTTAGTAAGAGCAGGGTCTGTTGCTGGAGGTGCTAATGATGGCTCGTCTCAAGTATTGCATATTGTAGCTTCTGGCCTGGAGATACCAAACTAATGGAAACTTATATAGGAACATATTTCCATTCCAGTACCGCGGCGGCCAGTACACAATATTTTACAATTGATACCATGCTTACAGATCTTGGATATTCTGATGTGAGTTTAGATAATGATGACTTTACCTCAGATATATTAGATATTGTTGGTGTATCAGTTACTTCGACTCATGGTTATCCATTCATCTTCGACTTATCTATTGGTACTTTAGAAATAATGTCAAAGGTTCTATTGCCACCTCATGGCGTAATTTATCCAGTTACTAAAGATAATCCGATTAGAATAACCAGTGATGCTACTCCTACTAGCGGTGGACTTTCTTATCGGGTCGGTATACCATTCAGTCAACCTGATAGCCCTGCTCAACTTTACGCCTATGATCAAAATAAATTTGCAATAGCTATTAGCTATAGATATATAAAGAGGTAATAGCATGGCGACTACTACAGTACCTTATTTAAGCACGGAAGATATTAGAGGTGCGACTGAATTTACAAATTACTCTCAAAAATTTTATGTCAGCAGCAGTTTTAGTGGATGGAAAGACATATCTGCTACGATTAATTCGACAAGTAGTGCTAAGATTGGATCTGTGCTTAAGTTGGACAATTTAATTTTACATAATCAAACTCAATCGCCTTACCATCACTTTACTTTAAGGTTAAGACGCGGTACTACCTCTACTTATCTCTATAGAGATGTTAGGGTTTTCACTCATGAATTGTCATTACCGCTAATAACTTCTTCTAATCCTATTTACTTTCCATACGCAGATGGTGTTACGGCTGATCAATTAATATTAGAATGTCAATTTAGAAGCGGTAAAAATCTTACCGGAAGCAATAATTGGTCATTTATTACTGTAAGTGGAGTTAGAACCAAATGAGTGATATTAGCAATTCTACGGCTTTATACTTAGAAACCGAAAATACACATTTGACTTGGAGCAATATTGTTAATTCCTCAACGGTAGATGTTACCACCGCGGTGCCTGCGGGTCAGCTGTGGAAGTATAATTATATGTATGTGCATTATTATCAATCAACAACAAATACAGCTCAACCTGATGCTTCGATTCTTAATGTGTATTGTGCCTTAGGTGGTACCACGAATAGGCTAATTTTTTCATGCATTATTCATCCTGGTGAAACAGTAGTACCGATATCTAAAGCCATGTCTATAGTTTTAAATGCTACAGATAAAATATCAGTCCAAATAGATTTTGTAAATCATCCGTCAAGTATTGGTGCACAGAGTACATTTTCTCATGAGGCTGATGTATTTGTTGGTAGAGAGGAGTATACACTATAATGGGATATAATTTATACAAAAGCCGCAATATAATAAATACCATGAAAGGTTTTGTTGCAAGCGAGATGAATGAGACGGGCGCAATAGAATCGCATGTACACTATCCAGCCGGAAAGCGTGATTTAAATGGCCAGCAGGTTTCAGGCCCTCCGGTTGATTATAAAAGCGTTCATAACTTGTTTAATACTTATACAAATACCACTAGCAATTCTACGATACTCTCAGGGATACAGAACTTAAATTCAGATTATAAAATTTGGGCATTGCCGGTCAATGGCAACGTTGTTGAAGATTTGTTAGCTGTTAGTCCACCTGCCGGCGCAGGCACTTTAACTACATCTGGAAAATTTGATTATCAAATGTTTGGTTCGTCAGCCCCAGTACTTACTAAAGGTAGTTTTCCAGGTTTAACTCCAAATTGCGCATGGTTTGCTATATCAATATTTCCTGGGCCCTCTGGGACATTTAATGCAGGTGGCTATATGGGAACAATATACATGAGCTTTCCGGAAACACAGGATAAAACAAATATAAGACTTAAAGATTTGTTTTATCCTATACAAGCAAGAAGAGTAGAATTGTTTATAGATTATGGCGAAATGTCAAATCATAATCATTATACAGCATCATATAATAGTCCTAATACTCGATGGTTATTATCTGGTGAGTCACGAATCGGGTCAAACGGTTATTATAGCGGGAGCACTCAGGGTTTTTCTTTTAATGACGGCATTTGGGGCGCTAAAACTAATACGATAGTTGATGGTGCAAATGTTGGTCTTTCAACTGGATATTTTGGTGGACCGCAATTGTCATTTGGTATACAAAATTTAAATAGTACCGATAGTACTGCTACTACTATACATTTTGGAGATACCTATATTACCAGCATGACTAACTATAAATGCGTATTGTGGACGGAGGCTACGTAATGAAGGGAAATTTAGGAAGGCTTGCAGCGTATCATCACCCCGCAAAAGCTAAATATCGTGGTGGATCATTAGATGCGCTTGACTATAATATGAATCTTCATCGAGCGCCGTTTATTGATAATCCGGAGAGCGGAGGGCAAAATAGACATAGCGCCTTTCAAACTGAAAGGATAGGCAGCATGTATGCGCATTATGCTTCCTTTTCGCGAGTATTTGATATAAGAAGCACCTTTGCTAATTTTAGAGGTAGAGCCATTGATTCTCGGCTATATATGGGCAATAACAATGATTACAATGGGGCGTATGATGTGAGCGAAGTGTTCTTTCATATAGATCAGCCAAGAACTGGTCATCTATATATTGCACATCAGCATACACTTGATAGCGGCAGCTATCGTTGGCAGAACGATACTCCTATTGGCGGAATACAAATTTTAGATGCTGGAGGACGAGTAATATACGCTATAGAACCAGATACCGCTTTTCCTAGCCCTGGGGTGTTTTATCAGAATCCTGGGAATTATTCATCTTTAGGTACTCCAGCTACAGTAGCTGCGTATACAACATGGAACAATTTAAGAACTGACGGGCTGGGCTCCAGTGTTAATCAAAGCGGCAATGTACCTTCAGCTGGCTATTGGAATAGACGAAATGCTACTGCCTCATCGTCGACGGGGGCCGATCACGGTGTACCAATATCGAGTACAGATCCGTTGCCAGTTGGCAATAGAACATTAGGGCAAATCGCAAATAAAAATTATTGGTATAGAGAAACATCGTATTCGCCTACTTATAGCAAGTACGGCTATATGAAATCACAATCGACGTATGCGTTTCCTGAAAAAGGTTCAATCAGAATAGCATTTTGTAATACTACTGGTGACAGTACGCACAATTCTAACAATAATAATATGAGTCTTATAGATCCTGATCAAACACTGTTTGTAGGAATGTATTAACTTTAAAGAGAAAATAAATATGAAAATTTATACAAATACAAATAACGGAGAATACCCGCGGGTCTTACCAGACGTAATAATACTTAGTGATGGTGAAACTGTTCGTACTGATAGTAGTACGTACACAGAAGAAGAGATAGCCGATGCTGGTTGGGTGGAAGCTCCACCTCAGCCAGAGTATAATCCTCTTACTCATCATCTATCTTGGTCCTATGAAAATTTAGAATGGGTTATAGCTGAGTATGAAGCCGAAGAAGTCAATGAAATGCTAGAGGCTTTATGGGCTGGTGTTAGAAACGAAAGAAATTCTATTTTAACAAATAGTGATTATCTGGTAATTAAAGCTTATGAGTGTGGAACGGAGCTTAATTCAGAGTGGGCCTCATATCGTCAAGCACTAAGAGATATTACTAATCAAGACGACCCAGCTAACATTGTTTGGCCCACTGAGCCTGAGTAACATATAAATAAAGTATATAAATATAGTAAAGCAAGAGGTGTTTTAAATGGCGAAACCAAATAGTAGAGAAACATTAATCGATTACTGCCTTAGAAATCTAGGTGCACCTGTAATTGAAATTAATGTTGACGACGATCAGTTAGATGATAGAATAGACGAAGCTCTACAATTCTATCAGCACTATCACACGGATGCCATTGAAAAAGTATTCCTTAAGGAAAAAATTGACTATACCAAACTAGTACTTCCAACCGAAGCTGAAGCCGCGGCCTTTACAGTCGGTGAAACAATTACACTTAGCAACAGCACTGTTTTAACGACTGTGGCTATTACTGATATTGCTGGAAACTTTACATGCGATGCTGCAGATATTGCTGTAGGGGATAGGATTACTATATCTGATTTGTTTGGTACTGCCGACGATGTTGGGTCTATTAGTGGATACACTGGCGTTGACACTGAATATAAAGTAAGCGCGATTGTTGGAACTGCTCCAAGTGTAACTGGCTTTACCCTAACTGCCTTAGATGATACAGCATTAGTTACGACCGCAGGTACAGTAGGGGGCACTACAGCGACATTGATTAATGCGGCTAAAGAAGAAGCTATTGCCACTGTAGTGGCTAAAAGTAAAAACATGTTATCAATCAATAATTATGACCCTATTGATAAAAATGCTTTTATTGCGACCAATGAAATTATAGGAACAACATCGAAAGCCATTAGTACTATTTCATCAGTGACCATTGGTGCAATTGACTACGGGTATATCAACATACCGGATTTGGTAACAGATGTTATTAGAGTTCTTCCAATTAGAGATCATAGCTCAAGCACAAGCCTTTTCGATGTAAAATACCAAATGCATCTAAACGATATGTATAGTCTTGGTTATATGGGTAGCTTATTAGATTACACAATGGCTAAACAATATTTGTCCACTATAGACGTTCTTATTGATTCAGACGATAAGTTTGTCTCGTTTGATCGCCATAGAGACCGTTTAAGAATTGACATGGATTGGAAAAACGAAGTGCAAATTGGTAATTATATTGTAGTTGAAGGATATAGAATTATTGACCCGTCTACATTCACTGATGTATATAACGACTACTTCTTAAAGAAATATGCTACGGCATTGATTAAGAAACAGTGGGGCGCAAATCTAATTAAATTTGAAGGTATGACAATGCCCGGCGGGGTTACTTTCAATGGTCGCCAATTGTTTGATGATGCCGTTGAAGACTTAGTAAAACTAGAAGAAGAAGTTAGGTTAAATTGGGAACAGCCAATCGACTTCTACATAGGATAATAAATGCCTAGAAACGTATACTTTTCCCAAGCCGTCAGATCAGAACAAAATCTGTACGAAGACTTGGTAATTGAATCACTTAAAATATTTGGACAAGATGTCTATTATATCCCCCGCAGCCTTGTTAATAGAGATAATATTCTAAACGAAGATCCTACCTCTAACTTTGACGATGCTTATCTAACAGAAGCATATATTGAAAATGTAGATGGATTTGAAGGAGCTGGTGATCTTTATCAGAAGTTTGGTCTTGAAATAAGAGATGAAGCTTCGTTCGTAATATCACGAAAAACTTGGAATCATCAAATTGGTTCATATGAAGGATTAGATAAACCTCGAGAAGGTGATCTATTATTCCTTCCAATGACTAACTCGTTTTTTGAAATTACATTTGTTGAAGACGATAAGCCGTTTTATCAGTTATCTAATTTACCGGTATATAAACTTACCTGTGCATTGTTTGAATATAATGATGAAGACTTTGATACTGGTATTGATACTATTGATGATGAAATAGGTGGCGAAGCATATTTAGCTGGTATACAATTAGCTGTTACAAATGGCAATCATTTTGTACGAGGTGAAACCGTAACACAAACTCTAGTTGCTGCAACAGATACTACTCCAGCAGTACAGATATATGGTACAGTGCAGACACTCGATAAAACTTCGAACACACTTGCTAAAATTGGAGTTTCTAATATTGGTGTAACTGGTGCTAGTGACTATAGACAATTCATAGCTTCTACAACCAATGGTTTAGTTGGTTCAGAATCTGCTAATACGTGCTATATCACTCGTGTATATGACGTAGGCGACGACGATACTGATAACTTTATGCCAAATGATTCGGCTGCACAAAATGTAGCATTTGAAACATTTACTGATAACTTTTTAGACTTTACGGAAACCAATCCATTTGGTGATCCTTCGGAGAACTTCTAATGTTTGGTGGACATTTTTATCACGCAACGATGCGTAAATCAGTGGCCGTCTTTGGTACACTATTTAACAATATTAATGTTATTCGTAAAGCAGCAGACGGTGGAGTTCTTAATCAAATTAAAGTCCCATTGTCCTACGGTCCTAAAGAAAAGTTTCTTTCTAGATTAGATCAAGAATCAGGGTATAAGCAATCTGTAGCTTTAAAACTTCCGCGAATGGGGTTTGAAATTACGGATTTAGCGGTTGATGCTAATCAAAAATTAAATAAATTAAATAGAATAATAGAAAATCATGCTAGTGATACTACTAAAAGAAAGTCGATTAATAATTACACCTCGTATGATATTGGAATGTCTCTTTATATCTTAGCTAAAAGCCAAGACGACGGCCTACAAATAGTAGAACAAATTCTTCCATATTTTACTCCAGACTATACTGTATCAATAAAGCCTGTTGATAACTTTGCGTTTACTCAGGATGTTCCAGTTATCTTAAATAGTGTTAATATTCAAGACGATTACGAAGGCGATTATACATCACGTAGAGTTCTAATATATCAATTAGATTTTACAATGAAAATGAAGTTTTATGGCCCTACAGGCGATAGGCCGATTATTAGAGAAGTTGATGTTGATGTTGTAGATCTTAGACAATTCGAAGATGCTGTCGCTGACGCTATTGCTAATGGAACTTCTATACTTAACCCTAAAACATATAATTATTCTATAGTAAATTCTGACGGCAATGGAAATTATATATTTGATAGTAGTAATTTAGACAGAAATGGAACTATAGCGCAAGCAGGTGATCCTACGCTTAATATTTACACGGGTGATACTATAACAATTATTAATGAACTGGCCCCGTCGCATCCATTACAAATTGAAAGTTCTAATGGCGATGTTTTGAGCAGCGATGTGGATGGCGTAACATCATTCACGTTTACTAATAAAGGCTTTTACTATTATCAATGTACGTCACATGCAGCTATGCGCGGCCAGATAACAGTAACTGACAATGTAGCAAGATTTGATGTTGATCCAAACACTGCTGCAATATTAGAAGAAATAACTACTACGGCTGGAACACCCAATGATGCGAATCAAACGTATAGCTCAGATACCTCTACTACGAGTGCGACTACAACAATAGATAGCACCGACGCTACTGATAATACTGCAAGCGACACAGGTAGCACAGGTAGCACAGGTGGAAATACTGGTGGCGGCGGCTACTAACCGTAACTAACGGAAATATAGAATGGACAAATTAGATAAAATGAGAAGCTCACTGGAGAAGAATCTTCCAGTTAAACCAGAAGCTCCGAAAGTGGTTGAAGAAAAAGACATAAAGGATGATTATGAATTTTCTCGTGAAACCTATAGGGACTTAATTAGAACTGGAACACATTCACTGGATTCACTTGCAGAACTTGCTCGTGAATCCGAACACCCCCGTGCATTTGAGGTTTTATCTAAATCGATAAAAGATATTGCTGATACTACAGAAAAGCTAATGGCGCTTCAAAAGGCAAAGAAAGATTTAACCAAAGACGATAAGCAAGAAGAAGCTCGACGCGTGACAAATAATAATGTATTTGTAGGTTCTACTACAGACCTACAGAGAATGTTGATTGATAATAATAAGATTATAGATGCAGAAGATCAAGAATAATGAGTTTGGTTATCTAGGAAATCCATCAGTAAAGCGAGATGGTGTAGAAACACAATTCACGAAAAAAGAAGTTATAGAATACGCAAGGTGCATGAAAGATCCTTCGTATTTTGCTAAGACTTACTTAAAGGTAATCTCACTTGATAGTGGTTTAGTACCATTTAAACTATATCCGTATCAAGAAAAAATGTTCGATCATTTTAACGAGAATAGATTTTCTATTGTGCTAGCGTGTAGACAGTCTGGTAAATCTATTTCATCTGTTGGTTATTTATTATGGTATGCATGTTTTCACCCTGAGAAAACTATTGCGGTTCTAGCAAACAAAGGCGCTACTGCAAGAGAAATGTTAGCACGTGTAACACTTATGTTAGAAAACCTGCCGTTCTTTTTACAGCCAGGATGTAAAGCATTAAATAAGGGTTCCATAGAATTTAGTAATAACTCAAAGATTATTGCAGCTGCCACGTCTGGTAGTTCTATTCGTGGTTTATCGATTAACTTACTGTTTCTTGACGAGTTTGCGTTCATTGATAATGATGCTCAATTCTATACTTCAACCTATCCAGTAGTATCGTCTGGTAAAGATACAAAGATTATTATTACCTCTACGGCAAATGGTATTGGTAATGTATATCATAAGTTGTGGGAAGGTGCTACTCAAGGGACAAACGAATTTAAACCATTCCGTGTAGATTGGTGGGATGTACCAGGAAGAGATAAAGCATGGAAAGAACAAACAATTGCTAACACATCGGCTTTGCAGTTTGATCAAGAGTTTGGTAATACATTCCATGGACGAGGAAATACGCTAATCGATGCTAATCATTTATTAGCTCAAAAATCAGTAGACCCGATGTATTATAAAGAAAATATTTCGATCTACAAAGAGCCGCAAGAAGGCCACGAATATGTAATGATGGTCGATGTAGCAAAAGGCAGAGGTCAAGACTATTCTACTTTTAACATTATAGATGTGACGACTCAGCCGTTTGAACAAGTTGCTGTGTATCGCGATAATACGCTATCGCCCATGCTGTTTCCTGATATCATATATAAGTATGCAAAGACGTTCAACGAAGCTTATGTGGTTATTGAGAGTAACGATCAGGGTGCTGTAGTTTGTAATGGATTATACTACGACTTAGAATACGAAAATATTTTTGTAGAATCTTCAATTAAGAGTAATGCCATTGGTGTTACTATGACAAGAAGAGTAAAACGTATTGGTTGTTCTACAATTAAAGATCTGATTGAGCAGAAGAAGCTTATCGTATATGATTCAGATACAATCATTGAGATGTCCACATTTGTTTCAAGAGGTAGTTCATATGAAGCATCGTCTGGTAATCACGATGATCTAATGATGAACCTAGTGCTATTTGGTTGGTTTATTTCAACTGATGTTTTTGAGAACTTAACTGACATTAATATTAAAGGATTACTTTATAAAGAGCGATTAGCAGAAATACAAGACGATATGCTTCCATTTGGATATATAGATGATGGAACCGAAACAGTTGATAGCGGTAAAGGTGACGGATTAGGAAACGTTTGGTACGAACATTCATTCAGAGGAATTGAGGATTAAATGAAAAGACGACTAGTAAGAAAAATAATCGAAAAGCGACATGCTGAAAATGAGCACGTGCAGACTATCGAAGAAGAAACTAAAAAATACAAGTTTGTATATCTCTGGTATGACGACCCCGAAGATCCTGATGATCCAGAAAAGACGGCTAATGACTTTATTGAAGAAGGTAAAAAGCTTGGTCTTACTGGATTTAAAGTTGATGTGCAAGGAGCTTATTCTGATTTAGAAAATGGCGTAAGATATATTTACGATGGTATGGCGGAAAAAGAACGCAAATTTAAAATCGACGATAACACCATTGTATTCGTACGAGCTCCAGTTACAAAAAGAAAGGCTTGGTCAGACTTCTTGACACAATTAGAAAGAGCTGGAGTAGTGTGTGTTAATACTCGCGCATGTATGGAAATCACATCAGATAAGTATAGAACAAGTCTATATCTTGCAGAAGCAGAGTTACAGCAGCCTAAAACAGTATTGGTCCATCATCAAGAAAAAGCTATTGATGCGATGAAAAGATTAGGCGACAAATATCCAGTTATACTTAAGACGCTTACAGGCTCACTTGGCATTGGCGTAATTAAAATAGATTCAGAAAGCTCGTTACATTCTACAGTTCAGTTACTTCATAAGCTAGATCCAAATATGGGTATCTTATTACAAAGTATGATTAAAGATTTTACCTTTGATATTAGAGCACATGTCATTGGGGGTAGATTCCATGGAGCGATTAAGCGGCCTACAGTTAAAAAGGATTTTAGAACTAACGTATCGTTAGGATCAAAGCCAGCTCCAATAGAATTAACTGATTTAGAAATAGAACATGTAGAAAAAGCAGCAAAGGCTGTTGATGGTCTATGGGTAGGCGTAGACATATTTCCCTCAAAAGATAGAAATAAAATACCTCCAACATTTATAGAAATAAATTCTACGCCCGGGACAAGAGGCTATAGGAAAGCCACTGGAGAAAATTTACCTAAGGACGTATTAGAAAAGTTCATGAACCGCGAATTGTGGCTTAAGCCAGCTACTTATAAATCGATGTTTAGTGACGAGTAAAGTTAAGATTGTTTTATTTATAAATAAACAAGTGAAGAATAATTCGTATTATGTGACATATTAACTAACTCAAATTTATAAAAGAGGATAAAGCGATGGCATTTCAAGTATCACCAGGCGTTCAAGTCAATGAAATTGACGCAACGAGCGTAATACCTGCCGTATCAACCAGCATTGGTGGATTCGCAGGTGCCTTTAATTGGGGGCCAGTGAATAAACCTGTACTCGTATCGTCTGAAGATGCGATGGCTACAGTTTTTTCTACTCCCAATGAGGACACAGCTCCCTACTTTTTAACTGCGGCATCATTCTTAAAGTATGGAAACGCACTAAAGGTAGTAAGGGTTGCAGGGGCTGCAGCAACAAACGCGGTAAGCGGAAGTACTGCAGTAGCAATTAATAATCATGAAGAATTTACAGCAACAATGACAGGTACAGCTCCATTAACTGAAGCAAACCAAGGTAGTTGGGCGGCGCGTTATCCTGGCATGTTAGGTAATTCTATAAAGGTTTATGCAGTAAGCAATGCGACTGCTATGGCCACGACAGCATTTGATAGTTATAGATCTCTATTTGGTGCTGCACCAACAACATCAGATTTTGCTAAAAAATATCATAGTACTGACATGCACGATGAAATGCATGTGGTTGTAGTAGATGAAGATGGTTTAATTACTGGTACTAAAGGTACCATTTTAGAAACTTATGAATTTTTATCGAAGGCAGAAGACGCAGTTGATGCATCTGGCGCTAGCACATATGTGCCAAACGTAATCAATGCTAAATCTGAATACGTATACTTTATTGACTGGAGTGATACACTAGTAGGTGGTGGTAAATTAAATCCTGCAAATAATGCACAGGCAATAAACGCTTATGCAGCATCAGATACTGTATATAGTGCCACCTTAGTTGGCGGTGTTGACGCTAATGCGACGGTTGGACACGCTGTTATTACTGCCGGCTTTGATAAATTCGCTGATTCAGACATTGAAGATGTAAATTTATTATTTGCATATCCAGACGCAACTGACACTGATCACATTGCTGAACACATCATTGCATTGTGCGAGACTCGTAAAGATTGTATGGCATTTGTTTCACCGCCTATTGGTAATGCGACTACACCTGCATTAGCTAAGAGCTGGGTTGATGGTTTAAACTCATCTTCCTATGGCGCGGCTGATTCTGCATCAGTATATGTATACGATAAGTTCCATGATGTTTATCGTTGGATTGGAGCTTCTGGTCTTTGCGCTGGTCTTTGTGCAAATACTGATAGTGTTGCGGATGCATGGTTCTCTCCAGCTGGTGTTAACCGTGGTCAATTGCGCGGTGTAACTCGCTTATCGTATAACCCAACTAAAGCTGAACGTGATATGCTATATAAAGCACGCGTTAATCCATTAGTATCGTTCCCAGGTCAGGGTACAATGCTATTCGGTGATAAGACGCTATTAAGCAGAGCTTCTGCTTTTGATCGAATTAACGTTCGTCGTCTATTCATCGTATTGGAAAAAGCTATTAGTACTGCATCTAAGGCTCAATTGTTTGAGTTTAACGATGAATTTACTCAAGCACAATTTAGAAATATGATCGAACCATTCTTAAGAGATGTTAAGGGCCGTCGTGGTCTTACCGACTTCTTGGTAGTATGCGATGAATCAAACAACACTGGTCAAGTAATTGATACTAATCAGTTTGTTGCTGACATTTATATTAAGCCAGCTCGATCTATTAACTTTATTACATTAAACTTCATTGCAACAAGAACTGGTGTTGACTTCTCTGAAGTCGCCGGCGGTTAAGAGGAGATAGAAAATGGCAATTTTAGGCGTAGATGATTTTAAATCAAAGTTGACTGGCGGTGGCGCTAGATCCAACATGTTTAAAGTCACATGTAACTTTCCTGGCTATGCTCAGGGTAATGTTGAATTGACTTCTTTCCTATGTAAAGCTGCTCAATTACCAGCATCAATTCTTAATCCAGTAGAGGTTAACTTTCGTGGCCGTAAGCTAGTCATGGCAGGCGACCGAACTTTCGAACCATGGACAATTACAGTGTTAAATGACGTTGACTTTGTAGTTCGTGATTCTTTCGAAAGATGGAGTAACGGTATTAACCAACACGTTGATGGACGTGGTTTGGCTAATCCAACTGAATATATGGCAGACATGATTGTTGAGCAACTTGACAAGAATGGAGATGCTGTAAAACGTTATGACATTAGAGGTACTTTCCCTACTAATGTTTCAGAAATCGATTTGAGTTATGACAACGAAAACGAGATCGAAGAGTTTACAGTTGAGCTACAAGTTCAGTATTGGGAGTCAAATACTACTTCTTAGTAGTCGTATAAATACTATTAGACGAGGGGGAACTATTCCCCCTCCGATAATATTATAGGAAAAAGATATGGCAGAATTTTTTGGATTTGAAATAAAGCGAAAGGGTGGTCAAGAACCCATCAGGCCGTCGTTTGTACCTAGTACAGATGAAGATGGCGCTGGAGTAATCCAGGCTGGTGGACACTTTGGAGCTTACGTCGATCTTGATGGTGACAAGGCTAAATCGGAAATTGATTTAATTTTTAAATATCGTGACGTGGCTACTCAACCTGAGTGCGATGCTGCAATTGACGATATTGTAAATGAAGCTATTGTTGGTGATCATGATGATTCACCTGTGAAATTAGTATTAGATGAAGTTGAAACATCTGATTCTATTAAGGAAGCAGTAACGGAAGAATTTAATACTATACTTAAATTATTGAATTTTAATTCTTATGCTCACGATATTTTTAGACGATGGTATGTAGATGGTAGATTACCATATCATATTATTATTGACAAAGATAAAGCAAAGGCTGGAATTAAAGAACTACGGTACATTGATCCAACCAAACTTAGAAAAATAAAAGAAGTCGAAGAAAAGAAAGACCCTATAACCGGTGCTAATGTTGTTGTCGGTCAGAAAGAATTTTTCTTATTCCAAGATGATAAGCTTCATTCAAATAATGAAGGCATTAAGATACACAAGGATTCAATCGCATATTGTACGTCAGGCGTATTAGATCCTTCGCGTAAACGAATTTTAAGTTATTTGCAAAAGGCACTAAAGCCAGTTAACCAATTGCGAATGATGGAAGACTCACTGGTTATTTACAGAATCAGTAGAGCACCAGAACGTAGAATCTTCTATATTGATGTTGGTAACTTACCTAAGGGTAAAGCCGAAGAATATTTGAAAAATATCATGAGCCAATATAGAAACAAAAT